GTAATGTGGCAGTACAAAGTAAAGGTGCAAGTAAATCATCATCTGCACCAGATGACTTTAGCTCTGCGTGGGAATACTACGCAAGTAAAAAGAAGTAATACCGCACTGTCGGGAGACAGCGCAACACAGTGAGCTAGATGCCCACTGCTCCGAAAGGAACACCAAAAGGTATGATGGTTTTGTAACCCGCTGAGAAGTATTGGCCGGTCAAATAATAATCCCTTGTATAGATTTTGGACAACTTAGAACCGTTGTTTTCAATTATTTTACTATTAGGAATTATTTATGGCCAATACTACTTACGGCACCATTAGTCAGCGTACTGCTGCATGGGCTGCAACTGAAATGTTATCTCATGCAGAACCTATTTTGGTTTTATCAAAATTCGGTCAGTCTAAACCACTACCATCAAACAAAGCCGACACTGTCAAGTTTCGTCGTCCTGTTCCTTTCGCTATCTCTACTACTGCGTTGACAGAAGGTGTTACACCAACTACTCAACAAATGACGTATGAAGATGTCACTGTGCAAATTGCTCAGTATGGTGCAGTTATTGCCATCACTGACAAAGTTGATGATTTGGCTGAAGATCCTGTATTGAAAGATGCAGCAATGATGGCTGGTGAGCAAGCAGCTGAAACGGTTGAAATGATCACTTACGGTGCTATCAAAGCTGGCACTAACGTGTTCTATGACACTATTGCTCATACTTCACGCGCTACTGTAAACAGCAAGATCACTATTGATCGCGTTCGTGCTGTGGTAAGGGCATTACGTGCTAACCGAGGTAAACCTGTGACTTCAATGTTATCGGCATCACCTGGTTATGCTACTAAAGCAATCGAAGGTGGATATATTGCTTTTGGTCATACTGATCTTGAAGCAGATATTCGCGCTTTACCAGGTTTTACTCCTGTTGCCTCTTATGGTTCACGCCAACCTTTGTGTCCAGAAGAATTAGGCTCTGTTGAGTCTATTCGTTTTATCTTGACTCCATTGATGGTGCCATTCCAAGCAGCGGGTGCAGCTGTAGCATCAACTGGCATGATTGCTGATAACGCAACTAACATCGATGTTTATCCAATGATATTCGTTGCTAAAGAAGCTTACGGTCTAGTCCCATTGAAAGGTGCTAACTCAATCACTCCAAGTGTATTGAATCCTGGCACTCCTTCTAAATCAGATCCACTAGGTCAAGTTGGCTTTGTAGGTTGGAAAACTTACTTCGCGGCTAAAGTGCTTAATGAAAACTGGTTAGCGAGATGTGAGGTGGGAGCTACAGCTCTTTGATATTAGCCTAATTTACTACATTCTACATATTTTAAGGGTATAATATGAACTCAAATTTGGTTGTTAAAGAGGTTATATTATGCCCGTTTATAAGATATGCACAGTTTGTAAGAAAGAATTTGCTGTTACTCCTTCATTGGCAGAAAAAAGAGAGTTTTGCTCTTTAGCCTGTCGTGGAGCATCACAGCAAACATTAGTTGAAAAAGAGTGTTCTGTTTGCGGTAAGTCATTCAAGATCAAGGCTTATCGCAAATCGACAGCAACCTGTTCAAAAGAATGTGGTTATGTTGCAAAAAAGATTAAAAAGATTTGTGTCACGTGTGGCATTGAATTTTTAGTTCCAAAAAGTAGAGAAAATGCAAAAGCTTGTTCAAATGCTTGTGCAAGAGATGTCAGAGGCAATAGCACTAAACGTCAAGTAGCATTGGTTTGTGAGCATTGTGGCAAGGGATTTGAAGAAGCACAAAGCCATGCAGGAAGGCGAAGGTTTTGCTCGATAGATTGTAGAGACGCATCACCTGTAATGAAAAGTGAAATGTCTCAGCGTGTTGCTGGTGATTTAAACCCAATGTGGGTAGGTGGAATTACTAAACAGAGTGACGGGTATTTGTATAAGCATACAGAAAACCATCCTTTTAGTGAAAAATGCTCTAACTACGTTCTTGAACATCGATTAGTGATGGAAGAATGGCTTAGACGAGAAAAACCAGATCATGATTTTATGATCACTATTTATGACAAAGCTTATTTAAGGCCTGAAATACAAGTGCATCATATTGATTTAAACAGGTCCAACAATAGTATTACTAATTTAATTGCAGTCACTGTATCAGCTCATCGAGCTATACATAACGGCAATAAACCAAAGGCTGGATCTTACTGGCCTGAAACCATAGAAGTATTTATTAATAACTAAACAAGGAAAGCTCATGCTTGATTTTGAAACATCAGATAACAAAGACGATTTACTTGAATATGCCAAAGAACTGAATGTCAGCGCAAATGCTAGGCTCAGTATAGATTCTATTAAAGCTTTAATTCGTAAAGCTGTAGGCGATGTCGATGTCGTGACAAGTGCCAAAAAAATTAAATTAATGATTCATAAAACAGAAGGTGACACAGGTTCTATCGATGTGCCGGTATCAGTCAATGGTAAAACTTGGTTGATTAAACGCGGGATGGAAGTCATCGTTCCAGATTTTCTTGTTGAAGTGCTAGAAAATGCCGTAAAAGAAATTTACGTGCAAGATGAAGTGACTAAATCAATCACTAAACGTGAGGTCCCTGCTTATCCTTTTAGCGCAATGGCTATCTAAATGAAACAGAGTGCGCTCATAGCGCTGATCAGACGTTACTCCGGTGATGATGTAGAACCTTATGTTGTACCTGATACAGTTTTAGCTGGCTTTATTAGTGAAGCTGAAACAGAAGCAGCAGAACGCGCTCAGTTTTTACGACTTGATAGCACTTACGATATAGCCGTTACTGCCGGCAATGCAGTTTATGCAATCAATCCAAGCATTATTTTTATTGATTCAGTTCGGTTGAGTGGCGAAAGCAAGCCGCTTATAAAGACTACTCGACGCGAACTGGACTTTAATATTAATTACTGGTCTACCGAAACAGGTACACCAAAATACTATTTTCAGGATGATACGAAGATGACTTTGTATCCTATTCCTACTAAAGCTTACACCCTGCAATTAGAAGGCTCACGCAGACCTATTGTGTCGATGGAAACGCCTAGTCAATATCATGATGATTTGAGCAACTGGTGTTTATATCGTTTCTTCTCTATCAATAATAGCGGCATGACTGATATCAACAAAGCCGTAATGTATTCAAATCAGTTTGATAAAGCTTTCGGTCATAAGCGTAATGCCTTATTTGACACAGTGAATAGAGCCGCATCAGAACAATCGACTTTATATCGCAATCCATTTAATTTCTAAGGATCAATCATGGCTTCAGTTACCGATGCAAAAACCATTATTGATAAAGCAAGCGTCATACTCAGTGATATAACTGCAACGCGATGGACAACAGCTGAATTATTAGGCTGGCTTAATGATGGACAACGTGAATTAGTTACCCTTGCACCACAAGTTAATGTAAAAAATGTAGCACTACATTTAGTTTCAGGGGTTAAGCAATCCCTGCCAAGTGATGCCATTATATTACTCGATATACCCTATAACTCTGGATCAAATGGCACAACAGTCGGCACAGTCATTAATCATGTGCCTAAAGAGATCATGCTAAAAAGAATACCAGGATGGACAGCAACACTCCCTAATAGTGTGGTTAAGCACTACATCTATAGCGCAAGTGATCCACTTATCTTTTATATTTACCCTCCACAACCTGCGACTACTAGATACGTAGAATGTGTGTACTCAGCAATACCTGCTTTGATAGCTAATGCTAATGCTGGCACAAAAATTACCATTGATGATCAATATCAAAATGCATTGCTTGATTACATTTTATATCGTGGATTTTCTAAAGATTCTGATGGTGCCAATCAAACAGTAAGAGGCAATGATTACTATAAAATGTTTATCAGCGCTATAGCTTCAAAAATGGGTGTAGACAGCACACTAAGTAATCCTACTAAAGCACCACAGGCTTAATTATGGCAATTAAGATCGATCAGTTCTCAGGTAAAGCGCCTAAAGTTAGTGACCATTTGCTAAGAGATAACATGGCAACAGTGGCGACTAATCTGCGTATCGATAGTGGCGCTATTACGGCACTGAAAGGACTAACACAGGTCGCTACGACAACCAGTAGCTATCGATCAATTTATAATTACGAAGCGCCTGAAGATACCTTTACTTGGTTAGGATGGGATACTCAAAACGTCAATGTCATCAAAAGCCCAGTACCCAATGATCGTTATCGACGTATCTATATCACAGGTAATGGTGAGCCTAAATACAAATACTATGATACAACAAGCTCGGTAATTAGTAGTGAATATCTATTAGGCGTACCAAGACCCAGTGTTGTTCCAGTATTAACCGAATCAGGACCAACCAGTGATACGCTAACAGGTGGAAAAACATTCACACCAGGCACATTAGGCTTACTGGGCAATGCGACCCAAGTAGCCGGTATCACCTCAACAGCAGGATCTTTTGTCGTAGGCAGGTATTACACCATTACTTCACTCGGCACGACGACACAAGCTAACTGGAACACCATTGCTGGCACTACCGGTAAAACCTATGTAGTTACGCCAGCTAATAGTGGCGAATTAAATACTTTTATATGTGCTAATGCTGGAACTGGAAATGGAACTGCTATTTCATCACCTGGCTTACAAAGAACTTCAACAGGCACAGATTGGTCTGTACAAGGTTATTCTGCCTTATCGTATCCTGATAACTGTGTTTTACGATTTTCCATTGCAAACTTAGGAGTGGCTGGTGCAGTTATTGGTATTAATACTGATCCTACAACAATATCCTCAAAAAAACAGATAGATTGGGCAGTCAAAGGCTTATCGACAGGCCTTTATCAAGTCTTAAATAATGGGACACCTGTATTAAGCGGATCAACATTCACCTATGTCAGTACCGATGTTTTTGAAATTGAATACATTGGTACAACCATTAATGTCAGCAAAAATGGTGCGGTCGTTTATGCAAGTAATGATCCTAAAGATAAAGCACACAATAAGAAAATAATAGCCGGGCAAACATTTTTTGTTGATTCTTCCCTGCAAGGAGTAGCTGAAGGAACTGGGACTTTCTCATTGATCAGTGATATAGAATTTGGTCAATATGCCATTACAGCACTGACGGCAACCGTTGCATCCGGTAATTTTATTGTAGGGCAGTCTTATAAAATACTAACACATGGGACTACTGATTTTACAGCAATAGGTGCAACTGATAATGTTGTAGGTACAAAGTTTAAAGCAACCGGTG